GTGTATATTATTCATAAATTTTCATTCTTATTTTGTCAAAATAAACATCAATTATCCTTGCTACTTGGTGCTTGCTTACTTTGAAATATTTAGCGATTACTGATGTTCTATTGTCGTTCTCGGTTTTGAAATACTTGATTATTTCTTGTTCTTTTTTAGGCGAAATAAGAGCAGGGGTTTTTAGTGGTTTACTCATAGTTTAGATTTGGCTTTTGCTATTAATATTTCTTTATGAAAATTAAATCCGGGAATTACAGCTATGATCTCATTCACGCTCAAACAAGGTTTATTTAGAAGTATGTATTCTTCGGATTTTTCTTTGGTGGAGAAAGGTTTATACTTATTTAACCTTATAAAAATCAGAACACGTTTATCCGCTTCAGATATTATAGTTTTCCAAATATGTATGTTTGGATAGTAAAACTTATCTCCTTCGAAAATTTCGACGCCGTCTTCGGTAGTGAATAATGGAGTTTTTTTAGATGCTTTTTCCCATTTATTAATAGCACCTTTTCCGTAAGCACCATCCCAAGCGGTGACTCTAGTTTTGTCGAAATAATCTACTTCAATTTTACCTATTGGACGAAAACCTTTATTTCCAAAATCCCCAAAATCAATTAAATCCCCAATAGTAAAAACCTCTCCATCGCTTAGTCTTTTTACGGAGTGAATATATTCTGTTGAAGATAAATTACTCATACATTTATCTAAATTAAATGTATAGTCAACACTTTGGTCATCGGTTCTATGAATGCATTTACCATTTTTAAATGTTATTATTTCTCCACCTGTTAGTTTTAAAGAAATAATCTCATAATCTACTTCCTCTACTTTTTGCCAATATTTAGGGTGAGCATCGTAGAAATTAGTTCCCTGCCATATACTATTTGAACTTGGTCCAAATTCATCTGTTTTATACCAATCAATTGTTCCTAATTTTGGACTTCCTGGGTATTCTTGAATTAATTTGTATTGTATCATTTTATTTGTTTTTTAGTTATTTTCTGAATGATTTTCCTTTGAATTCTATAATATTGTACATTTCGAATAATCTGTCGTAAACTCTCCCTCCATATTTTTCAAGGAATTCATCGACAGCGACCTCCAAATTTCCTTCGTAACCATCTTTGTAATTACAGGTAGCAAAAGTCTTATTGATGATTATTTTGTCTTTTACGGTTTGTATTCTATTGTTGTAGCGAGTTTCGAAAATATCCTTGAAGATGTTTACCTTGCCGTAGTTTGAGGCGATACGTTCTGTTTTTATATCGTCAAAATATCGGGAGCCAAGATTCATTCTTCGCTCAAACTCTTTCTTTGAAGCATCATCGTTGCATTTTTCGAACATTCCAACCACTTCATTGGCTGTATATCCCTTGAATGACATTCCTTTGATATTCTGGAATATTCGCTCAAAAACTCGCATCGTAGCCGTCTTCCCGTTTCCAAAGTGGCCCACGATCAAAATTCCTTTATCAAAGCTTGGAGTAGATAGTTTTGAAAGGTTTTCACATTCAAAAAATCTTGGGTCTTTAGAGAAATAATAAATCAAAGGCAGGATGTTGTTTGTCGTGAACTCGTTTTTATCGAATTCTTTGCCGTGTACCAAAACAAAATTTGTCTTAAATACGTTCCCTAAAAGCAAGGCAGTTGTTTTAAAGGACTTTTCTTCTTTTTGCGACAACATATTCCTAATGTATTTTTTCGACGCTTCTCGCTGCTCTAATGAAGGAGCGTGTTTTTGTTCGAATTCCGTAATCTGCTCTTTTTCCGCATCCGTCAACGAAACAAATGGAAGGGATTTTAAGATTTGATATTTCGTAAATCCAATTCCTGTATTCGGCTCATCTATTTTTTGCGAGAGTTCCTGTATTGTTTTTGTTATTTCCATTTTTTTCTTTGTTTACTGGAATCCAGTTTTTAAAATGTTTTGCGAACTCATTCATCGACGGATGGACTTTTAGTTCGGTGCTTAGATGGTTAAAAAACAATTCGAGTTTCAAATCGACTTCCGCCGTCGTAATTTTAAAACTTGATGAAATATCTTTTTTCCATTTTTCGTTTTTTAATAGTGTATCTTTAAATAGAAAATTATTGTTATTAGAATCTATATTTTCTATTTCATCTTCATTTTCCATATGTTTTTCATATGTTTTACATATGTTATCATCAGTCGAAGCCGTAGTTTTTACCTTTTTCCTATTGTTTGAACGGCTTTCAGAGTATTTCTTCCTCTTCTCTAATTCGTTTTTTAATCGGGTATTTTCGAATAATTGTATTTCGGAGTTGAAAGTGAACTTGTTTTTGACAACATTGTGTACTTCATATGAATTACATATGATTAACATATGTTTTTCTGTAATTCCTCCTTTTGAGGCTTGGACGCACATACATTTTATATATGCGCCAATCTCCTCATTTGTCATATCAGAAACCCCAGTGAAAAAATCTTGATGGTAAAACAGGAATGCTGGGTCTTTGCTCATAGATTTTAGTTTTTTCCATTTAGCGTGATAGTTTTGTAGTATTCTCGTGCCATTTTCACTCTTTCCTCCATCAATTTCATCTTTTCTCTATCACGGTAAAAGACGAATGTTTTTACTCTTTCCTCCTTGGTAAAAGCGGGATTATTAGAATACACCATATTCCTTTCTATTTGGTCGTAAATTGGCTGCATTGCTTTCTCGAATAGGTCTAATTCTGCATCGGTCATATCTGCGGAATAGTATTTCCATTTGGCATTGTCTTTTTCTCTTTGTACAAGGTGAGGTGGAGCGTCGACAAGGCAGTATTTTAAGTGAAACTCATCGGCATCCCAAAGTTCTAAGTATATTTGCCCTTGCCATTCATAGTTTATGTCAGGCTCGGCATTCATAAAAGTTTCAGGACTCCAAGAACATTTTGTGTCAATTATGAGTTTTTTGTTTGGAAATTCCTTGAAAACATCACATTCTCCGGAGTGGTTTGCGTTTGATCTTCGCTCATCATTTTTTACGTAAAAAACTCCATCGACTTCAGAAATTAAAGTAATTGCATCTTCTTCGGCATAAAGTCCTTTGTCAAGGTATTTTGATTTTATGTCGATGTAAACTCCTTTTTTAATCTGTAACCAAACTTTTCTAACGAAGGCTTTTGCAGTGTCTGATAGTTCGGGCGGTGCGTCACGCTTTGCTATTAGTTCAGCTAATTCTTCGGGTTTCTTGGTTCCTTCGAATTTTACTTTGTTTCCGTTTACATTAAGTCCGGTGAGTTTTTCTTGTAGTAATTCGGAGATTCTTGCTCGTTGAGTTTCCGTAAAAACTGTTCCTTGTTTGTTTGTCATCAAAGCGCCGGCTCCCGACGCTCTAAATAATACTTCTTCTTCTATATCCATTATTCTTCTGGGATTTTAATGTTTTCTAAATAGGTTTTGATTCTTGGATAAGCTTTGATTTGCTTCTTTTCGATTACAGATTTTACGTCATCAAAATCATTAGCAGGAATGTAGTTTTGTTTAAATTCAAATAATTCTTGCATTTCAAAATGTTTTTCTTCAACATCTTCATCGAGAGCAACTTTCACTTCCTTGAAGTCGTCCTTGTTATAAATGTCGGCGGCGATTCCAATTTCGGCAGCACATTTTTTAAGAGCATCGGTAGCGGCGGATTTAAGGTCATTCCCAATAGATAAGGGGATTTCGGTTGGGCGAGTTTCTTGAATAGTTTTGCCGTATTTCTGAATCATTTTAGCAGTTCCGTCTTCGTTAAAGACTTTTTCTGCTTTATAGGCAATGTCTTTGTTTCCGTATTGCATCTTAATAATTTCCTTTCCATTACTGCGACAAGTCAATTTTCCTTTTACGATAACTTCCCCGTGCATAATCTTTTCGTCCATAATCTCAAAATCCCAATCCCAACCAAACATTAGATTAAGAATCTTTTTCATATAACCTCCAGGAACGTAATCCCAAGTCCCTCCTCCTTTAGCTGGTCTTGTTTTCACATATTGAGCAGGAGTTCTTTTAAGAATTAATGCGAGTTGTTTATCGTTTAGATTATTGTCATCTACCAAACTCAATTCAGAAGCCTCTATTAAGGCTAATTCATTTACTTGTGTTTTTTCTTCTGTCATAATTAAAGTTTTGTAGGTACGTTGTAGTTGTTATTGTAGTAGTTTTTAAGGCGTTCTTTTACTTTTTTTAAGGATTCAATTTTATTTTTCTCCCATTTACTCCACCCTAAAAAATCATTTTCTCCGTATTTTTTTAAATCTTCTTCTTTTCTAAAAATACGATTGGTAGCCGTGTCGATTGCTTCTAATACTCTAATCGCTTTTTCGTGAGTTTCTATCTGTGTCATTTAGATTTATTGATTAGATTATAAACTTGAATAGCATTATTTACTTCTTCAGGAGGAAGGGAGTGATGTTTATAGTAGTAATGACTTCCATATTTATCTACATCGGTGACGACGGTTGGAATTAGTTTCACATTGTAGTTGCGCTTTAATTCGCTAATTCGGGTTCGAAAGCCCGCCAAAAACGGAAAATCTTTCAAAGAAGCACTTCCTTTCTCAATTAGAGTGTAAAGAACTCTTGCTCTGTAATTTAAAGGGGTTGATAGTTCCATAGTTAATAATTTAGTTATTTCGTTTACGTAATGCTTTCTTCATCCTTGCCTCCATAATTAACATCCTTGCCAAATCGTTTTTAGACGTTTTTTGTTTCGGTTTAGGAGTTGTGGAGATTGTAGGAAATCCTACCTTAGCCATAATAGACCCCAAGACTCTTATTTCATCGTCTGTAAGTTCGATTAAAGCACTCATTGTTAAGATGTTTCTTTGGTAAAAATTTGCTCTTGTGTGAGTCCGGTAAACTCGCAAAGTGCTTCGATGTTTTTAAGTTTTGTAAGTTTATC